TTTGTAACATTGTTGGAGATTTAGTAACAGCATCAGAATTAGGAATACAATTGATGGATGGGTACTTTCAAAGAACCTATTCACAAGACTTATCATATGGTCCAACAAGAGCGGCAATTCACACCTGGACTTTCAATTTAACACGATTAGAATTTAATACGCCTAACTAAGGAGAAATCAAATGGCAAGAATTACAGTAAACACAACCGGTACTCAACCAACCTTGGTTATCAGTACTGACCTCATTAGCAATAGTGCTAACTGGGGAAACATTGCGAACACACTGTCAGTAACTTGCTTGCAGGACGTAACCATTACTAACTCAACAGGTATTTTCAGTTGGACAGATTTCTGTTCAGTTGACACTAACAAAGTGACTACCCCTGCTGATAACGAAATCACTACTAACATCGTAATTGATCCAGTAGGTTTCTTTGGTAATGCAAACGCAACTGCAAACAGTTCTACATTTTACGGTGTAGCAGGTCTTAGTGAAAACAAAGTTCCTGTACAGTTCAAGTTAATCATGAATGGCGCTAATAGCACTGCAAATGCATATTTCTATGCAGGACAAGGTTATATCAGCGCATTGGCACCAACAGTTAGCCCAGAGGCACCTGTTTGGGTCACACCAATGACACTTGCTGTAGACGGCACAATGTTGTCAAGTCAGAATCCTTAATCAATATTGATTAAGTAACCAAGAGGGGACGCCTAAAAACGTCCCCTCTTTTAATAAGTTAACAGGAGAAACAAATGAATGAAACAAACGCATGGCTTAAGACTGACGAAGAAAAATTGCGTAGTCTAATCGCAGACGAAGCAAAGATGATGCCAATGTTAGACAACATGATGGCAACAATAAAACAACTTAAAGCAAAACAGGCATTTCGCCTCGCATTACTCAATCAACTCTTAGAGGAAAAGGTTGAGGAAAACACTAAATACAGTGGTAACTAAAACAATTTAAGGAGAATAACAAATGAAGAATATTAAAGAATTTGCAAGTGTTCCCAAACTAACACAAATCGAACTAGATGATGTTGATTTAGTAGAACGTTATGGTGAACCGATTGTCTTTTGGACTTATGATGTTGTAGGTCTATCAACGTACTTCGAATTTTTCAACGCACGTAGCGAAGCACAGTTCGAAAATCTAGGTAAAATCCTCAGAAAATTAATTTTATTAGAAGATGGTAAACCTGCATTAGCAGATAACGAAGATTTACCTATTGATATTGCCGCGGCTGCGATTAACAAGATTGGTGAAATCTTGGGAAAGTCACAGAACAGGACGTCAACCCAGACAAGTGGGAAACAGCCAAAATAATTATGATAGGTCGCATGGCTAAAGACTTAGGTATGTTACCCAGTCAAGTAGAAAAAGATGCGACTACATATGATATTATGGTAATGGACGTTCTGAGTACGTATGAGAACTATCAACAACAAAAGGCAAATGGTAAGGTTGATCCTAGTGTGTTCCAATATACACAGGACGAATTAAAAGCAATGATGGAGAAATCACGTGGCCAGTAAATGTGTTGCTAGACTAAACAAAGTGTTAGATACTGTTAGTGATAAGAATATCACTGAAGTTGCCTACAAGGCATTCGTAAAGAATACACCTGTACGTAGTGGTAACGCAAGACGCAACACTAGAAAGTCTGGCAATGCAATTGATGCGAACTACGCATATGCACAACGATTAGAAGAAGGTTATAGTAGACAAGCCCCTAAAGGTATGACTGAACCTACAATCGAGGAAGTGCGTGATTATGTTTATCGTACATTAGGTATAAGGATTTAATAATGGCTACTATTGACCAATATAAAATTGTTGTTGATGTTCAAGGCGAACAAGCAGTAGAAAGACTAAAAAATAGTATCGGTGGATTAGGATCATTAATCGCTGGTATTGGATTTGGTGCATTCGTTGCAGGTGCATTTCGTATGGCAGATGCAATTAATGACGTTGCTGATGCAACAGGTCTTGCTGCCGGTGAAGTTGAAGCACTTGCATTATCATTAGAACAAGCCGGCGGGCAATATGATGATGTAGGTAAAATTGTAACTAAATTTTACAAATCATTAGAAGAAGGTGCAAGTGATAGCGGAAGTAAATCCGCAGAAGCACTCGCTAAAGTTGGCATTGGTTTAAATGAATTACGCACATTAAGTGAAGGTCAATTATTATCCAAAGCACTTGGTGAACTTGCTGAAATGGAAAAGGGTGCCGCACGTACCGCACTTGGTATGGAATTGTTTGGCAAATCATTTGCATCCATTGACCCTAAAATTTTAGAAGAAGCACTAAGAACCAAAGACGTTACAAAATTAAATGAAGAAATTCAAAAGGCAGCGGCATTCGTTGGTGCAATGGAAGCAAATTTCCGTACATTACAACGTGCGGCACTTAGTGCATTAACACCTATCACAGGTGAAATTGAAAACTTTAGACTAAGTGCAGAACAAGCAGAAAAAATTATAAAAGTTGTTGGTGGCACATTAGCACTAATGTTTGGTGCAAAATTAATTACAGGTATTGTGGGTGCAGTACAAGCAATTTTATTCTTAAATAAAGCACTCGTTGGTACAGCAATTGTAGGTCAATTATTAGGTAAAAATCCATTATTTAAAATCATTGGTGGATTAGCAGTTGCTGCCGGTATTGGGGCAGCCGCGTGGGAAAATTTAAGTGGTGAAATTAGTAGTGTTAATAAAGAAGCAGATGAATTATTAGGTAAAGCAAGTAAATTTGGTGACTTAAGTGTTGGTCAAGGTGGTGCATTTAAAGGCGCAACTGGTGTAACTAAACAACAAGCAGACAATCGTGCTAAAGAGGCATTGGCTGCTAAACAAGTTACTGAACAAATGATTCGTCAAAATGACGAAGCCAATAAATTGCGTCAAAAATCAATTGATTTAATTGGTGTAGAAGCAGACCGTGCTAATTTAATTAAATCAAATGCACAAGCAGAAGCAGATAGTCGTAACAAAATTGCTGATTTAGATGCAAAAATTGTAGCAGAACGTGCTAAGGGCAAAGATGCCAATGCCGCAGTTGTCGTTGAATTACAAAGACAAAAAGATGTAATCAGTGGTCAATTAGAAGAAACATTAAAACTTAATCAAGCAGAATATCAACGTTTGCAATTACAAAAGCAAATTAAATCAGATATTGAATTTTCATTGGCTAATCTTGAATTATTGGTTGATACCGAAAAAGATTTAAATGAATTTAGAATTCGTTCATTAGTTATTCAAGGTAAATTATCTGAAGAACAAGCAAAACGTAGACTTGATTTAGATAATTTACGTTTTGAAAGTGAAAAAAAGATAGCACTACTTGATGCACAAATTGCAGATGCAAAAGAAGCAAAAGATAATGCAGAAGTTTATCGTTTAGAAACCTTGCAAGGTATAGAAATGCAACGATTTACTGATGCAAAAAGTAGAATGCAAGAACTTACTTCATTACAAGACAAACTAAATCAAAGCGCAAGTGCTGGCGCAGTAGCCGCAATGAATAGTATTGCAAAACAGTTTGAACCATACAAGATGGCACAAGATGCAATCATGATGGGTTGGAATAAGATTGGCAGTGCAGTAGATGATTTCGTAGAAACAGGTAAGTTCAAGTTTAGTGACTTTGCACGTAGTGTTGTACAAGATTTGGCTAAGATGATTATTAAAGCACAAATCTTCAAAGCAATTCAAGCAACATTAGGTTTCTTTGGAATACCTATTCCAGGCATGGCGGCCGGTGGACCAGTAGCAGGTAATCAACCATATATTGTTGGTGAAAAAGGTCCAGAACTATTTGTACCAAAGAGTGCGGGAACAGTTATTCCAAATAACAAACTACCAAATAAGGCACAAGCAACTGGTACTGGTATGGTCAATGCACCAATCACTAACAACTATATTACTAATAATATTCAAGCAGTTGATGCCAAGAGTGTTGCACAATTGTTTGCTGAGAATCGTAGAACATTATTAGGTTCAGTAGAAATGGCACGTAGAGAATTGCCATACCAAATGGCATAAGGATAAAATAAATGTCTGGATTACAAACAATTATAAACAAATGTAGTGGACTACAAATCGATAGACGCAAGGTAGTTGGGTTACAATTTACAAGAAACGAGGCGCCAAGAACGTCCTTCACCCCAACTTACCAGCCATGGCGTTTCTCATTAGACATGCCATCAAGTTTGCGTTACTATAACAATCGTGATTTGATTGAAGCACTTGATACATTAGACAGAAACACACCACAACTTATTACGTTCAGTGATAATCCTTGCTTGAGTTGGATCTTTAAATATCAAGGATCAATGAATAGTTCACAAATCAGTGGCATCAGAGTACAAAGTTTTGTGGGCAATCAACTTGTATTACAAAATTTACCTGCGATTGCAAGCACACGTGTATTATTTGAACCAAACGATTTGATTCAAATTGGTAGTTATACTTTCCCATTCACAAGTACAACACGTATTACACGCGGTACAGGTAGTACAGTAACTATTACAACAAATAGACCAAACATTTTAACTGCCGCAATTACGCCAGGCGCATTAGGTATCACAGTAGGTAATGATTGTGATTTTTATATGTTCTGCCCTAACATGCCTACATATAAATTAATACCTGGTGGTGCAGTTATAAGCAATGGTACAACAATTAACAATGCCCTAATCGAATTCAGCGATGTATTCACATTGTACGAATGGGTTGCAACGGCGTAAAGGAATAAATTATGCAAAATATACCTGAGGTACAAAATAATACCCCATCAATTAATAGTGCTGAATTTGTTAAAATTACAATTTTTAATGATTACAGCAATACAGCCAACACAACTATTGTTACTGCAAGTAGTTCCTATCAAGAAGAAACAATCAATGGGGATGTGTATCTACCATTAGGTGGACTAATGCAAGTTGGCGCACAAAATAGAAACTTGCGAGTAACAAGTGGGGACACAACAGTAGCACTATCAGGTGTAAGTGGTAATAGTATCTATATAGTATTGGATACAAAAATTGCAGGTAGTGAAATGGAAATCATTCGTGGTTTCTATGATGCAAATATGGTACTGCAAAATACATATCCAAGATTTACAGGTATTATTACTAGTTATAGTATCACAGAAGAATTTGAGGATCGTGATGACAACTTCACTGTAGCAGTTGCCGCAAGCAGTTACAAAACTGTATTAGAAAACAGAATTGCAGGCAGAAAAACTAACCAAGAAAGTTGGCAATACTTTGATCCTACTGACACAAGTATGAATCAAGTGTACAGTATTAGTGGTGTACAGTTTGACTTTGGTGGCGATCCTAAAGGTCGTGTCACTGTTCCAGGCACTGGTGGCGGTGGTGGCGGTGGTCTTGGTGGACAAGACAGATTTACACAGGACGAAAACT